TTATCCAAGTTTTACCTGTTCAAGTTTGTTCATCATATCTTTATCCATCTGTTCAGTAACGTGAGAATAAATGGAAAGTGTTGTACGGTGGTCGGAATGGCCTACACGATCCATAATAGCTTTAAGTGACACGCCTTGTTGAGAGAGTAATGATATGTGGCTATGTCTTAATATATGTGAAGAAACTTCTTTATCAATACCAACATCTTTAGCTGCTTCCCTAAGGATTTTATTGAATCTTTCAGTCTGCATTGGGTTGCCTTTATGATTAGTAAATATAAAATTTCTATTTAGATATCCATCATTCCATTTTGAATCCTTTTTGTTCTCCAGTATTGCTTTCTTTAATATCTCGCAACTTCTGCTACTCAATCCAATTGTTCTATAACTAGACTCTGTTTTAGTGGTATCTTTTACACCGAATCCACCAGATTCATCGTGAAACCAATGGATTGTTCCGTTAATATTTAAACTCTTATTATCAAAGTCTATATCTTCATTTTGAATGGCTAACATTTCACCAATACGCATACCATTTAAGGCTTGAAATTCGGTCATGAGTGCAACGAATAAATAAAACCGCTTATGGATACATGAGTGCATCTTCTGAGCCTTCATATTAATATCTTTGATGATAGATTGTATTTCATTTAATTCGAGGTATTTATTACGTTTAGCTTTAACTTCATCATAAGACTTAATTCTTTTATTTAACGTTATATCTTTTAAAAATTCTAAATCTTGCAGTTTATAGATGCGTCTAGTGTATTCAAATACATTTTTGAATATGCTTAACGCATCTTTGTTAACTTGATATACATAACCTTTACTATCCATTTCATCGAAAACTTGTTGTGCATATGAAAGTGTTATTTTATTGATTAAAATATCTTCATCTACAAATTTCTTCAAAGTGTTTAGCTTACTCAATTTAGTTTTAATAGTTGTTCTTTTTGACCCAGACGTTTTGATATAATTCTGAAACCACTCATCACTTGCAGCATGAAAAGTTAGTGACTTAAGTGTAGTAGGTGTCTTATCATTCAGTTTTGCCTCTATACGCTCATTTAAGAGTCTTTGAGCTTCTTTTTGTGATTGCTTACCATTCTTATTAAGTACCACACTAACACGTCGCCATTTGTTTGTGAGTGGGTCTTTGTACTTCTCGTAGAACCTATATTGTATGTTGCCATGTTTATTGGTGAATTTCTCATGCCACAAGTGAATGAGCCTCCTTATTTTTTATTATTTTTAAGTGATTGAATATTGTTATGGATAGCAAACATTTTTAATTGCTTTTTATTTAACATAGATTCTTTTCTAAAATCATTAAAATCTTTTTGTAGTTGTTCGATATCTTCACTTAAATCGATTTGTTCTTGCGATAATTTAGTAACTAAAAATGAATTAATAATTTCATTTATCATATTTTTATCATATTCATTTAACATTACACCGTTATAAAATTTTTGATTCTCATTATCTTTAAGATGAAACGCTATATCATTTATAGATTTTTCTAAATTAACAGAGTGTTTCTCTTTTTCGTCATCCTCATATACGAATATATTCTTTTTTTTATTTCTTTTATCATTATTTCCAACTTTTTTGTGTAAATCTTCATAGAACGTTATGAAGTCGTTGTGTAAATTCTCTAGTTTTTCTGTATCGATATCACTATCTTCAGCAGATATAAACTCGTTCAAAATATCTTTAATTTCATTATCAACATCTTGTATTGACTTAGATTGGTCATTTAGTTTTGAATTTTTAAATCCAACTAGTAGTAAGAATAACGTTCTAATTGTAGGAAATTTTCTTTTATTATTTTCAAGTTTACTAATATATCCTACTGAAACATTTGAAAGTTTAGAAAGCTGATTTACAGATAACTTTAATTGTTTTCTATATTCCTTTAATATATCTCCAAATTTCATAAAAACACCTCATTTTCATTATATAGTTATTATAGTAGTTAATTACAAAAAATAAAAGTGTTGACTGTAAAATGGTTACTGTGATATATTCTTTTTGTAGGCAATTCCTAAAAATATGAAAGCCTACAAAAGGAGGTTATGATGTGAGAAACAATTTAAGTATGATCATGGGGCAGAAGAGGATTACAGCTACAAAATTGAGTGAAGATACAGGGGTTTCTAGAACGACAATTCATGAGTTGTATCACGAAAAACAAAATAATCCAAGTTTCAGCACTGTTTTAAAGTTGTGTAAAGCCCTTGATGTAACACTGAATGATTTTTTTGGAATCAACAAAAAAGAGGAGGTTAAATAAATGTCTAGAACAAAATTGCATGATGTACCAACTAAAGAAAATACAATTACAGAACCAAAGCAAGTTGTAGTGAATCCTTTGTTTGCAAAGCCTAATGCACTAGCTAGTATTTTCGGGGTTTCATACAGTTCGGTGAATCGCATTTTAAAAGAGTGGGAAAAAGATTCTAAAGGTGTTGATGATTTATATTACTCGTTATCATCAACAATGATTGTTATCAGTATTCCGCGATTCGAGGAGTACATGAAAGCGCGTCATAAAAAATGGATGTAGGAGGCAAGTTAATGAAAATGTACTTAACTTATATTTGCTTAGTTTCATTGTTAACAATTTTATTACTAGCAATATCTAACATGTATGTCGCTTTTAGCGTTTATGCTTGGCTAATAACTTTAGGATTTAATTTAACAGGAGGATTAGAAAATGAATAATGAACAAAAAGAAGTAATAGAACACGTGGTTTATCAACTTGAGTTAAGTGTCATGAATAATTTGGAAAGTTATGAACACACAGAATATGTTAATGGTATTGAAGTGGTTTCAGAGATCAGTCGTGAAAAGCATTTAGAATTGATAATGAAATGGTGCGCACAAGAATTAAAGAATAATTTTCAATTAGAGAAAGGAGAATAAAAATGAATTGGGAAATTAAAAATTTATTTAGCGATTTAAAGTTGTTGAAAGATAGTTTTGAGGATTTAAAGGATAATCATGGTTGGCATTTTGATAAGTTTTATCCTCATGAACCTAATCATGTTTTAAATAAAACCGAAGCGATTAAAGAAGGACTTTCTTATCACGAGAGACGTATTCACAATAATCAAATGTTTGATTTATTCCATCTCTATATAAAACAGTTCGATGAACTTATACAAAAATTTCATGAAATAGAAAAAGCATCATCTGATGTAAGTTTGGCGACAGAATCAGATGACGCAAAGAAATTAAAAATTACAGAGTAATTAATAAAAAATAACTATTTTTATTATAACATCTTTGCTCTGTTGTTTCATTAAGAGGTGCAAAAAATGAATGAAATTAAATTAGAATATGACACACATGTTTCAGTGGTACATTATGAAAGTTTAGACTCACGTTCATTTAAGAGCTTTTCAAAACCTAAATGGAGTAAGTTAATTAATAAACTGTCTGTGCCTATAGAAGCAAATTATAAGTATGCACGTGGTGTTGCTGTTTACGGTGATATTAAAGACGGTACAAATGATCATGGTGAAATTATCAAAAAGCATCGCAATGACGTTAATGTCGTATACAGAGATGTGATTGTACTTGATTACGATGAAATAAATGATTTAAAGCAATTACATGAAGCAATCAGCTCAGTTTTAAGCAATGTTGCATGGTTTTGGCACACAAGTTACTCGCACAGAAATGAACAAGCTAGAATACGCCTGTATATCCCTCTGAATGAGCGAATAAGTGCAGATGATTATCGTAATTATACAAAATTATTAGCAAATAAAATTGGACATAAAGTGGATGAAGGTTCATATCAGCCAAGTAGATGTTTTGCACTACCAGTTATTCAAAAAGGACACATATTTATTAAACGAGTGAATGACTGTCCAATTATCGATGTTGATATGCTCGAACAGTGGTCAAAGGAGTATAAACAATCAAATGGTAATCCTAATATCAAAGGGTACACACGACGTGATAGTGCGTATTGGCGAGATATAGCTTTTGGTGTAAGTGAGGGAGAGCGCAATTCAACATTAGCTTCAATTACAGGTTATCTTTTGCGTAGGTATGTAGATCCAAACTTAGTTTATGGGTTAGTGAGTGCGTGGGCAAGTGTATGCAAACCACCTATTAATCAAAGTGAAGTAAACAATACTTTTAAAAGTATTTTGAAAAAAGATTGTAAAAACAGTTAGAAATGGAGGTTTTTGTTTGGAAGATGTTACAAACGAAGAAGTATTTGAAATGATTGATAGCAGAACCGATGTTTTAAATACTAATGATTGGAAAAGTCAATTAAGGCGTTCTGCTACTACACAAGCATTGAAAAAAACGACTACAAATGCTGAAATCATATTGTGTAATGATGAGAGTTTAAAAGGGCTAGTACAATATGACGCTTTTGAAAAAGTAACCAAACTGAAACGTCTACCGTATTGGAGGTCAAAAGGGGATGCGAATTATTATTGGGCTGATATAGATACCACACATGTGATTTCACATATTGATAGATTGTATAATGTACAGTTTAGCCGTGACCTTATTGATACTGTAATTGAAAAGGAAGCATATCAAAATAGATTCCACCCTATTAAATCGATGGTTGAATCTAAATCATGGGACGGAATCAAAAGAATTGAAACGTTCTTCATTGATTATTTAGGTGCTGAAGATAACCACTACAATAGAGAAGTTACAAAAAAATGGATGATGGGTGCAGTTGCTAGAATCTATCAGCCAGGTATTAAATATGATTCCATGATTATTTTATATGGTGGTCAAGGTGTTGGGAAATCTACGGCAGTGAGTAAATTGGGAGGTCATTGGTATAACCAAAGTATTAAAACCTTTAAAGGTGATGAGGTCTATAAGAAATTGCAGGGTTCTTGGATATGTGAAATTGAAGAACTGTCGGCATTTCAAAAGTCTACTATTGAAGATATTAAGGGTTTTATAAGTGCCATTGTAGATATTTATAGAGCTTCGTATGGTAAACGCACAGAGCGTCATCCTAGACAGTGTGTGTTTGTAGGGACAACCAATAACTATGAGTTTTTAAAAGACCAAACAGGCAATCGTCGTTTTTTCCCTATTACGACAGATAAAAATAAAGCAACTAAAAGCCCGTTTGACGATCTAACACCAGATGTTGTGCAACAAATGTTTGCTGAAGCTAAAGAATATTTTGATGAGAATCCGACGGATAAAGCATTGTTATTAGATAAAGAAGCGAGTGAAATGGCTTTAAAAGTCCAAGAAGCTCATTCTGAAAAAGATGCTTTAGTTGGAGAAATAGAAGAATTCCTTGAACGTCCTATTCCGTCAGACTATTGGTATAGAACGTTAGAAGAAAAAAGAGTGTCTGCGCATGATGTTATAGACCAAGACTATATTAAATTATATGGTGATGGTAAATTGATTGAATTACCGAATACAAAACCAGGTGCTTATGTATGGCGTGACAAGGTATGTAGCATGGAAATTTGGAAAGTGATGATGAAACGAGATGACCAACCACAACAACACCATTTAAGAAAAATTGATAAAGCGTTAAGAAATACAAGTTATTGTGGGCAAAGTAAGTCGCGTCATAGATTTGGTGAAGGTATTGGTAGACAATATGGTTTTGATATTAATTTAATATCCTATTATCAAGGTTTAAAAAGTAAAGAACAAAAATAACGGGACAACGGGACGATTATGGGACAATGGTAGGACGCCTTCAATCTCTTGTGGCAGTAAGCATTATGTTATGTTTGTCCCTGTGTCCCGCAACTTTTACCCTAAACTTTTAAAATAATATATACACATTAAAAAATATATAAGTGTAGGCATAAAACAGTGGGACAACGGGACGGATAACTTTAATCCATAGGGAGAGTATGGTTTGAGCATTGTCCTGACAATGTCCTGAAACATATTGAAGATAGTGAAATGGGACACCTATCAAAAATTAGGAGGAAGAAAATGAATAAAAATCAATTAAAGTCAGAAATTTTAGAATATATAAAGGCGCATGCTGGCACATCATTTGTAGAAATAGAACATGTATTTGAAGAAAATAACTTTGATTATAAAGGTGACGGCGCATATACAAGTGGCCAACATCCCAATGTTGTGTTTTGGATTGGGTGGAATCAAGAAGCGTTTGATGTTATCGCTGAACTTAAAAAAGATGGACGTATTGAGATGGATATTTGTGAGCCAATTGTTTATATGGTTGATGGTAAAGGTTTGGATTTGCCTATTGTAAGGTCGAAAAACATTAAAACAGATCATTGGTTACCTGTCACGTTTACTATTAGTAAGAAAGAAACGGAGTGTGTCTAATATGAATGAAAAAGAGAAAATTTACAATCAACTTCATCATGATGCACCAATTCAAATTATACCAGCACCCGAAGATTTATTTGTTGAATATATAGAAGATGACGAAGTGTGGTATTCACCAATTGTATGTATGGCTTTAAGTAAAGCGCATAATATTAATTTCTATGATAGTGATGATGTGGGATGCATCGATAAAGCGGCTACATTTAGCATTAAAAAATTTAATACTGAGACAGGTGAGTTTGAACAATTCAGCAAAATGGCTCAAAAGGAGGTAACAAAATGAACATAGAAACTATCGTAAATCAATTTGAAACACGAGCAGGCACGTTACTAAGGTACTACACAGGATTATTAGAACATAGTAAAGTGCAACCATGTTGCTTTAAGTTATATAATGATCCATTTGATATAGTATACGTGATGATGAACGGGAAGTTATTCGGTCATGTATATATTCAAGATTGTAACGTGAGACAATCGTTTGAATTAGCTACTCCCAAGCACACAGAGGGGCTTATAAGAAGTATTGAGGGGCATTATACCGGATATGAAATTGAAGATGACAAACACATATCTATTAGCGATATGATGGCCAGTCAATTATTTGAAGATGAGTATTTTATGTATGGGCTAGAAACTTATGCAGAATCAAATAATAGTGATGTGTTTGAGTACCTAGAAAATGGATTTGATACCGATACACTTGAGGGCATTCAATCGAGTAATACTGATGTGATAGCGAATATTGAAATGTTGTATCAGTTAGCTACGGGAATCAATGAACCAGCACTAGAGTTGGTTGAGGGATTAAAATTAGTAACTGAGTTTGTACAAGATGAGAAGGCTACACAAGAGGATTACAAGGCTTTAGAACGTAAATTGAATGATCTAAAAGCGTCTTACTATAGCTTGAGTAAATAATGTTGTGAGGGGTCACATGTAGTGTGTGGCTCCTAATAAAAATAATAAGGTTACAGCAATATATACGAACTTTGATGTTGCTAATAAAAGCTAAAGTTTGTGTTTTGGTATAGGCCTAAAAGTTAAATTTGTTCGCAATTTGTTCGTGTTATTTTATCGAACTTAAGTTCTGTGTTAGAGTTTTGTAAAAGGCTCTTTATTAATTATTTAATTTGATTTTACAAGTATTATATGTGATAAGCTAAACAACTGACGAAACGCGCTATAAAGCGAACGTAAGTTTGTTTTAGGCCTATAAAAATGGTATAATTTAGGTATGGAATAATTAAAAGAAAGAGGTGTAGAAATGCAAAGTATCGCAGAAAAAGAGACGTATCATTTACCCACCGAACACCTGCAAGTTTTCAATGTGATAAAAAATACGTCCAATAAATATATTACTAAAACTAAAATCTTAAATCAATTGGGATATGAATATAATTCAAGCAATGAACGATGGTTACGAAGAGTAATCAATTCATTAGTATATGATTATGGCTATCCTATTGGATGTAGCTATAAACCTAGTGAACGTGGTTATTACATTATTACAACGGAACAAGAGAAGCAACAAGCAATGATTAGTATTAAAAAGTTAGCTGATGGCAGTATGAAACGCTATGAAGCTTTGAAACGAATTGAAGTTTAAAGGAGTATATTATATGAAAGCAAATCAGTACGAAGAATTAAGCGAAGTTTTAGATCTAACTGAAAGTCAAAAGCTGAAATTATATGTATATCAAGAGAGACAAAATAAAAACATAAAACAAGACAGTAAAGAATCAAAACAAAATAATGAAGAAGCAAATCGTGAAAAACGTCAAAAAATCTTGGATATAAAAGATGATGTAACTAGACAAAATGCAATTGCGAAAAACATAGAGTTATTTAACTAGGGGTGAAATGATGCAAACAATCAAAGAGATTGATAAGTATAAAAACAATATCCATGAATATGGTAATGATATAAATAAATTAGAGTCAAATGTTAATGATGCCAAGAATGAACTAGCGAGTAAAAATAAAGAGTATCAAGATTTGGTGATTAACGGAAAAGTAGAACAAGCAGATAAATTATATAGTGAGATTGAAAAATTAGAAGCTGATTATCGTGTAAAAAATAAAAGGTTAACTGTAATGAAACGTTCACTTAAGCAAGTTGTAATAAAAAATTGTGAAAGTATGACTCAAGTGGCTGATCGTTTAAGAGATGAATATATTAATGTGTATCAAGATGATTTAAATAACTATGAGCAACTTAAACAAAAATTACAAGAAGCTGAGAATAAATTGAAAACTTATAATAATGAGTACTATACAAAACAGCGAGAGTTATCACGCTATATTGATGGAAAGAAACGAGAAAATGATATACAAAATATTGAATTTATTGGCGCAGTTAATATTATTGAACCATTTAATGTTTAATTATAATACTATCAAAGTATGTACGTAGAATATTGATGATCATATTATAAAGAATCACTTAGAAATGATTGTTGACCGAGTAGCGACCGATAAAGAGTTTTATATTTTTGACACCCTTATACAAGGACGGAGTTATCAAGATATTAGTAGTGTCTTAGAGTGTTCAGAACAATCTGTAAGATTATGGTATGAAACCTTATTAGATAAAATTGTGGAGGTGATAGAATGAGTGAGTTAACGGCAAAACAAGCGCGTTTTGTGAATGAGTATATTAGAACACTTAATGTGACACAAAGTGCCATAAAAGCAGGCTATAGCGCAAATAGTGCACATGTGACAGGGTGTAGGTTATTGAAGAAACCGCATATTAAGCATTATATACAAGAACAAAAAGATAAGATTATAGATGAGAATGTATTAACTGCAAAAGAGTTACTACATGTGCTTACGAATGCGGCAGTTGGTGATGAGACAGAAACGAAAGAAGTTGTGGTCAAGCGTGGGGAATATAAAGAGAATCCACAAAGTGGCAAAGTACAGTTAGTCTATAATGAACATGTTGAACTGATAGAGGTGCCAATTAAGCCAAGCGATCGTTTAAAAGCTCGTGATATGCTTGGGAAATATCATAAACTGTTTACTGAGAAAAAAGAGTTCACTGCTGACACTCCGGTAATTATAAATATTGGTGAATGGGACGAAGAAGATGAAGAAGATAAACAGAGAACACTAGATAAAATAAATGATAACTATCCTAATAGAACAATGATTGTTAATAATGTACCGTTAGAGGATTAAATAGAGCCTATCTGAAAATATTCAGATGGGCATTTTTGATTTTAATTGAGATATTATTTTTTTAGTATTTTAATTGATTAATAAATGATAATCTAAAAGGGGTAAGATTAAAAAATAATAGGAGAATGGTAATTGGACAAAGTTAATTACTTTTTAAAAGCTTTAGTATTGGTAAATTATGCTTCGTTGTACCATGAATTATTTACTTCCGTCACCTGATACAATAACTTTTAAAATTTTAGATGGGCTTGCTTTTGGTGTTTTAACTGTATTTTTAATTAATTGGATTATTGGAATTTTTAAGAAGTATTCACAAAAATAAATTGCTCATTTATGTTGATTTTGAAATTGTTAAAAATTCTAAGTATCGATATCAATAAAGCAATTGGAATAAAGCATCTATGATTATTTGAAAACATAAGTTATAATATATTCAAAAATATTTTTGAATGAGGTGTAATTATGATTCAGACTATTGTAACTGCTGCTATTCTTTATATTGCGACAGCAGTAGATTTATTAGTGATTTTGTTAATATTTTTTGCTAAAGCAAAGACTAAAAAGGAATATCGAGATATTTATATTGGTCAATATGTAGGATCTGTGACATTGATTGTCGTAAGTTTATTCTTTGCCTTTGTCTTAAATTATGTTCCTGAAAAATGGATATTAGGATTATTAGGGTTAATACCGATTTATTTAGGAATTAAAGTGGCTATTTATGATGATTGTGAAGGAGAAAAGAGAGCTAAAAAAGAATTGAATGAAAAAGGATTGTCTAAATTAGTTGGTACGGTTGCAATTGTTACGATAGCAAGTTGTGGTGCTGATAATATTGGTTTATTTGTTCCGTATTTTGTGACATTAAGTGTTACTAATTTATTAATTACTTTGTTTGTCTTTTTAATTTTAATTTTCTTCTTGGTATTTACTGCACAAAAATTAGCTAATATTCCAGGAGTTGGAGAAATTGTTGAGAAATTTAGCCGTTGGATTATGGCTGTTATTTATATAGCTTTAGGTTTATTTATTATTATAGAAAATGACACTATTCAAACAATTTTAGGATTTATATTTTAATTTAGGGTGTGATTTCATATGAGTTATGAAAATGCTTGTGATGTGATCTGTGTACATGAGGATAAAGTTAACAATGCTTTAAGTTTTTTAGAAGATGATAAATCTAAGAAATTACTTAACATTTTAGAAAAAATTTGTGATGAGAAGAAATTGAAAATTATATTATCTTTGATTAAAGAAGATGAGTTGTGTGTTTGTGATATTTCTTTGATATTGAAAATGAGTGTTGCTTCAACTTCACATCATTTAAGACTTTTATATAAAAATGAGGTACTTGATTTTTATAAAGAGGGAAAGATGGCATATTATTTTATTAAAGACGATGAAATAAGAGAATTTTTCTCTAAAAATCAGGAGGGTTTTTGAAGCGAGTTGAAAACGAGTTTCCTTTTGCTTTGATATTATACAGAAATAATACTAAAATAAAAAAATAAATGTAAGTGTGATTTATAAACACAAAAGTAGATGTTTAACATTTACAATTATAGTTTTCTTAAAGATAATGAACGTATCTACTGAAATGTACTACTCAAAATTGAGTATCCTTTAAATGACTGTATCCGTTAGATGTAGTCTTTTTAACTTGTCAAAACTGTACATTTCATAAAGTTACAAACAGATTTAAAAGTAGGTTTGTAACCAGTACCTTAAAATAGGTATATGGTTTGATATTAGAATAAAGGGTGCCCCAAATTAGGGGTATCCTTTTGTATATAATCAACCCAAATGTGGGGATGTTAAATGTGTCCGTAAGTGGACGTATTAGCTACTTAGCTTAATACCCTCAAATGTGAGGATGTTGGTTTATACACAGCTCAAATGTGAGCTAGTTAATACAGCCGAAATTTCGGCAATAGTAGATATATCAGAACAGTTATTCAGAAAACGACAATATCCGTTTTCTAAATTCTGAAAAACTGAATGTGGCTTGTCTAACTTATATATTTGCGTAGTGAGAAATACAATTTTGAAGTATTTTAGCGCATGAGCTGATGTAACAATTTGTGACGATAGCTGCATGAACAATTCGTTCAGTCATGTATAAAAGTGAGTAGGGAAATACGACGCCCTTTATTGCTTGATCTAAGAAAGGAACAAAATATTCACCCATGTATTGTGACTTGTAAATGTTAGATAAGTGAATGTAGCAACCCCAGTGTTTGTTGATAATATTGGTGAAGATGATGAGAAGAATGAGCGAGATTTAAAACAATTGGAAAAGTAATATCCAAATACTGATTTTCATATTGATGATATAGGAAGATTTGAGGAGTAAAGGGAGTTATATAAGTATATGTGAGGGTATCGTTTAAGTAAAGGAGGGACGATAATATGTCTATTGGGTTATGGGTTAGTGTCATTTTTGCTGTACTCATAGGTGGTGGAGGCGTTTTATACGCCTATATTAAAGGAAAAAATAAGAAATGA